GCCGCCGCTGCGCTACTAGTTGCCGCGGCGGCAGACGCAGTAGCCGCCTGAGTTAGTGGTCCGTATGCCGCAGCACCAACGCCGCCCGCCGCATTAATCCCCGACGCGGCACCAGCCCCGCCCCCAAAAAAGCCGCTGAAAATACTACTTGCACCGCTCGATCCGGCACTTCCAAAAATACTACTAATTATGGAACCCGTACCGCTAGCGCCAGTGGCACCACCGCCGCCCAGGTTGAAACTACCCAGAACAATGTCGCCTAAAATTCCGCCTAGACTTGCGCCAAGGTTTTGACCACCGCCAAAACCGGAGAACCCGTCCGTCAAACCGGCTAAAACATTTGAAACAAAGGAAATTGCTAAGTCCTCTAGCATCCCCTCCCAATCATCAAACCCGCCGCGAAACGCATCGGTAAGAACGCCCTGAAAGAAATCAGCAGACTTCTCAAAAGCTTCTTCCGCGTTTTTCTCTAGATCCGTGCGCCATTCACCCGTTGCGATCTTTAGCTTCTCGCCAACGATCTCATCAATCCTAGCCCTAACACCGTCCTGCTCTAAAATGTCGGCAAACTTGCCCTCTAGCTCAGCCCTTAGATTTTGCTCTAATGCCGTTGCTGCTTTTTGGCTTAACTCCTCAAACGCTGCGGGATCAACATCGCGGATCGCTTTTTCAAGCTCATCGGTAATCTTGTCAAGCTTAACCCCGCGCTCAAGCTTTGTTAGCTGCTCGTTTAGTTTCTCAAGCTTCTCGGCGGCTTTCTTAGCGGAATCCGACAGCCCGCCTTTATCATCGCCGGTTTTCTTTGCTAAGAGTTCAACTTTCGCGGCGGCTGCAGCGGAAGCCTTTTCCGTTAAACGAATTTGGGCCATCAAGGAATCTTGAGTTTTAGCCGTCAAGTTTCCTTCTTTGCTTAACTCAACTAAAACTTTTCTTAATTGCTGGCCTTTATTGGCTTGCGCATCTTGTATTGCAAGCCCATCCTCAGCAGTCTCAATGTCCCGAATCTGAGCTTGAACTTTACGATCAAGCAAGTCGATCGTTTGCTCTAGGTTTTTCTTAAACTCGCCCTCAAGGTCAGCGTTTAGCCCGCGAGCCGCCATGAGCAAATCGTCAAAGTTTTTAACAACTACGCTAAGCCCAAGCGGAAGGGCATCAATTAGCTTTAGAAGAAACTCAAAACTCTCAATAACGGTATTAACAGCAGTAACCGCGAGGCTTCCAAAGTCAGCAACCGCAGCACCTAGATCCCTAAAATCAATCTCGTCTACAATGCCCGCAAGCTCGTTAAGAGCGCCCTGCAGGGCATCTGATTCAGAAACTCCCGCCCTAAAAGCATTAGTTGAGTTTTCAATTGCCACTTGTAGTCTTTGAGCAGCTTGCCCCGCACTATCCTCAGCCTCGCCGAGCTGTTGTGCTTTCTCAAGTGCTTTTTCGATTGCAACCGTTCTGAAAGCCTCAGCCCTTTCAGCGTCCGTAAGCTTCCCAACAGCAACGCCAAGTCTTTCAGCGTAGATCTTTGTTGCATCGCCGATCTTTAACTGGATACCCAAGTTATCAAGCATTAGCGGCGACATACGCCCAATGCCCGTGGTTAGGCTTTCAATCGAACTAACAGCATCCCGACCAACCGCCTCACCTAAACGAACCGCAGCGCCGGCAAGCTCGTCAAACTGCGCAGGGTCTAACCCAAGCTGCGCCGCCTGGGTTGCTTGGGTCATTAAATCAAGGTCAGTGGCAAGCCCGCGAGTTGCCGTCCTAAGATTCTCAATGCTTTGACCTGCAAGCAGGTCGGCACTTTCTTGAAGGGTTTTAAATGCATCCTCGACTTGGGTGATCTTTTCACCCTCGCGGGCCAGATCGCTAAGCTTTGATGTAATGCCAATAATAGCAGTAACCGCAACACCAGCCGCCGCCGTGACCGCCCCAATGCTAAGCGCAACTTTACCAAAAGAAGCCCCTGCCGATGCCGCCTGAGTTGCTGTGCCAGATAATTGATTATCTAATTTTTTTAGATCGCGTTGGGCCGAGTCAGTCTTTGATAGAATCTCTAAGACTAATTTCCTAGTTTCGTCTGCCACGCGGTACCCTTTGCCTATCCGATTCCGCGTCCCTTAGCTCAGCGGAAACCTTTTTAAATTCAATGTCCAAGTCCACAAATAACGCCACACAATCCGGCGTCATGGCCTTTGCCATTTTTAGTAACATCTCCTTTGGCACCGACTCAGAACTTTTTAAGATCCACCAAAAGTTAATAAAAACCGTAACCTCTGGAATCATTAGCTCAGAGTTTTTGCAAATATCGTCCCAACACTTCGGCCTATAGGTGTCACTCTTTGCTAAGTTCGTAGCGCAAACTGAGCACCTATAGGCATCCTGTCTTAGTTCAATCTCTAAGCGTCTGCAGACGGCTTCTCTAAACTCGGTGCTAACGACTTTCCCAAGGCTTTCTCGTCTTGAGTCATTGCCAAAATATAGTTTGCAGCAATAATTTGTGATTGCCCCAAGTCCATAGACTCAACAAACTCTTTTACCGTGTACTCATCTGGACCGTCCCAACCCTTAATGTGCTTTTTAATTGCCTTGAATGTTTCAGCAACTAACGCTAGTTGGAACTCCTCCCTAAAAGTATCATCGTCATACCCCCGACCCTTAACGGAGCGCCTAGCCTCATTCTGAATATTCTGCCATTCCGAATTTGACCACCTAGTAACTCTTAGTGTTACCTCTGGCTCTTCTTCCGTTGGATATGGAACCTCTAAAATTGGAGATACAATACGCCGTGTTTGCATCTGTTCAATAATAGATAGTTGCTTCTTCTTTCCGTTCTTCTTACTCATATATGCACCCTGATTTTAAGGTGCCCCAAACGCTGCACCAGGGGGTCAAGGTGCGGCCAAAACCCCCCCTTTGTTGCACAACATTCAGGGCAAACCCTTTTACTAATTAGATGTAAGTCGCCGATCTACGGTCAATAGTAGTAATGCGTAGAGGCATATCTGTTACCCCCGTCATTCCAGATTGAGCCGTTGCCGGGGCTGTCATCTCCATATTAATTGTTGGCTGCGCTCTTACAGCTTGGCCAGCAATTCCGATACCACTTAAACTTACAGCATACGATCGTGGGATTTGAAACTTTAGCGACGTATTATCGCCCGCTCCAATTTGTGCCCCATCAACAAATATCTCACATGCTTGCGGCGTCTCGTCATTATAGATCCCAAGCAAATCAATATTCGCATCCTCAATCGCGCAAAAAGTTAGCGAGTAAGTTCCGTTCGTCATTCCTGACTGATACGGCTCATTCGAGTAAGGAGTTGATGCGCCATTAAAGCAGAACTCCTGCGTAATTGGCCGAGTTAAGTTAATAGAGAAATTAACAATTTCCTGATCATCACTTGAATCAATTGCAGTCGAAGCCGAGTAAGCATCAAAGCGAGCATAAAGATTAGTGCCAGCAAAGATTACATCCTCCTCCGTATCGTTAGCCCCTTCGTTGTAATTCAGCGCCTCTAATTCCGCGACCGTATTTTGCGCCGTGTCAGCAGTATCAACAACCCGGTTAGCAATTCCCTGAAAAGTGACGGTCCCTTGAGCGTTCTCAGCGCCATTTATCGCGCAGCTTGTAAGCTTAACCGAAGGTAGCTCGTAAACAACATCGTCTTCTGTTTTAAACGCTAGGGTGAAGAATTCCGTGTGCGTAGACAAAACATCAAGCGCGTGTAAATAATCGCCCTCGCCCTCGTTTTGCTCAGCCGGAACGCTTGTCGCCGATCCTGCAATGCCCGCGTAAAGAAGCAACCAGCCACCACCGAAAATCATTGGACACTGAAACGAAACGTTCACAGAACGCTTGCCTAGAGCCGCATCGCTTTGCAAAACTGTTTCATGCCCTCTGTTTCTTAGAACTTCTCTTGAGTCATCGACGGTTAAATTCATAACCCTGATTTTAATTGCCGCATTAACTGCGGTGCCCCAAGCAGCCCCGACACCAATTCCACAATCTGCAGATGCACTAGTTATTTTTGCCACGTTCTACCCTCCATTCTCATCAGTAGTTTCTTTTATAATTTCGGCGGGTGTTTCGATTTCCGCGTCGACTTTAACTTGTGGCGCACCTGGTAAACTCTCCCAAGGAACAACGCCCACTGGCGCATCCCCTGACTTAAACTCTCTAGCCCGAATTAGCTTTTCAGCCTCGGCTCGCGTCATCTCATGGGAATTACCAACCCCACGAACAGACCCATCTTCTCTAAATAATAACTTATAAACTGTAACTAAATCATCCATATTTAATAGTCCGGATCTTTCTTTTCTGCTTCAATCACCATTTGAACTTTAAACAACTCGTCTGAAATCTCATCAATGTTTAGTCTACTAAACGTTGGCCCTGAGCTACTAGTAGTCATGTCAACAGTGTTACTAATCTTGGACCCCAAATCTATAATCTCTTTTCTTACACTTCTTGCATGACTTATCAGTGTATTAATCGGAGTTGTGCCATGCGCTCCGTAATACCCCTCTATGGTTATCTCGTAAAAAGCAGTCTCTTTGCGATTAAACCCAAGCTCTAAACTCTCACGCCTGTAAACTTGAACTCCCCAAGCCCTGATACGCCGCTTCCCATCAACGGACGCCATTAAGTAGCTAGAAATGTTCTCCTCTATTTCTTCCTCTAGCAAGTAGCTCTGAACGTTCCCGTTACTACCTCCAAAACCTAAAGTCGTTTCAGCAATCCCTTGAATGGCTGCGACAATAACTGCCCTTACATCGCCCTCAGTGTTTGCCATTACCTAGCCATAAATCCAATGCCCAGGCTTGCAGTCTCACCAGCCTCAATTGCACCGTCCCCGTCAGTATCAAAGTGCAGGGCCAGGGTTTTCCAAAGCATGTCATAGTTGCTTTGATGCCAATTCCGCTTTTCTTCCCAAACAGATCCGCCCTCAGACATTAAATCATTGCAAGCATTCACCGCTGTTTTAATGCGAACCAAATCCTTGCCATCGGTCCACTTAATTTGCCGAACATCAAAACCTGAGTTACTAAATTCTAATCTAACAAGCCTTTCTGCAAACTCTATTGTATTTGGAATTTGCGTTGAGTAATAATCCTCAAGCTTGGATTCTAAAAGATAAATATCATTTGGGGTTACGCCAAAGCGCTCTTGAACGCCCTCAGTGCGCCTAACTACCCACGGCTCTATATCGTTTATTGTGGTGCCAGCCGAGTCTAGCTTGTAGCTAATAACCCAGTAATAAATCCTTGATTCCGTAGCACCGGAAGGGTCTGGATCATTAACCTCATCGTATGAAACTATTTGCTCATGCTGATTAACCCCATCGCCCCAACTTGTAATGTATTGAAGCGATGTGGCTAAAGCGTTTGCCGTGTCTACACGTTCGGCCTCTGAGGGAGTATCGAGATAAAGCCTAGCCGAAACTATGCTATCAGCCGCAATGGTATTACCATCGGCTGAAACTGCAGGGGTGAATGAAAACACCCCCGCTCTCTCAAATATTCCCTCGGACATTTATTTACCCGCCTGTTGATGCCCAATATGTGGAGCAACAAGTTATATTGCCGGTATCAAACTGTCCGGCATCAGCTGTAAGTGTAATATCGCCCGCCGTTGCTAGCCAGGCTTGAGTCCTGGGCGATGCCGTGTAATCGTCCTCCGTGACCGTCACACCCGCCGCAAAATCAATCGCAGCGCCGTATAAGTCAGGATCGGTGCCGTCTCCAACGTTCATAGATGCGGCCCCGGCACCAACAATCACTGTGTTTACTTTGCAAACAAGCCCAACAACAGTAGCGCCTGCAGGAATTACCGCCGTTAGCACCTGCGTTCCAGCGCCAGAATCCGTAGCATCCGTAACGCAAGTGGTGGCCAAATCAACAGAACCAGACCCGCCCGTATCAGCAGCAAGTGTGCTTCCACTAGCTATAGTTACCCCGGCACTTGTAGTTGCGCCGTTCATAGTAACAGTGCCGTTAAACACAACAGGTGAATCATAAACCGTTTTATTAGCGGCAAAAGCAATTGAGCAAAGAACTAGCAGCCCAACAAATACGCCTAAAATCTCAGTCTTTCTTTTCATTTTCTGTAATCCTTTTTCTTGTCTGCTAAATCAGCGCACTCGCGAGCCTTACTTTCCGATTCTCTAAGCGGCGGCAGCCGGCCCTCTTTCAACGCTTGCTGGTGAATCACTTTCGTTAGATCCTCCCGCGCTCTTTTTCTTCGATCGAACTGTTTCACGTTTTACCCCTGCTTTCTGCATAAAAAACTCAAGGTCTTGTTTAAACTCTCTCCACTTGCCGTCCTTATCGCCTTTAGCAATAGCAGCATCGAAGTTTTCAATTCGAGTAACTATCCACCCCTTGTTCATAATCCGATCTTTAACAATATACAGATCAGCAGGGGATTGTGGGCAAAAGGGATGATCCTCTTTTGTCCACTCAGTATCGAAACTGCCGTCAGCTTTCATGCGCTGGCCTTTCATCTTGGCAGTAAAGTAAATCGTTGGGTCTTTCTTTGGGTTATACATTCAGCACCTTTGGTTAAAAAAGCGGGGCCGTAATTAGCCCCGCCCATTTTTTGTCTATTAAGTGTCAGACTCTAGCACGACGCCAGCGGTATCATTCCACTCAACAAGTTTCCAGAACGCCCAAGAGGTAAAGGAATAATGAATCCCTTGACTACCCGTAAAGAGTAGCTCACTTGCAACGCCCCGTTGCCCGTCAACACCAGCAGCCCACGCAGCCGATGGATCCCATATAGCGCCCTGAGTATCAGCACCAGAGGTCGGGAGTCCGTCAGTCTCAAAAAGAATCATTCCGAAAAGATCCTTTCCTGTTCTAACAGGTGTTGTCCCAAGCAATCCGAGATTGACTTGCTGATTAAACGCAGCAGCAGCCGTATCGGTAAGAGCCAAGTCCAACTCTTTCTTCATCTTATGGGAAATCATTCCAACTAGCTGACCACTAAAGGCACCTTCCATTGCCTCAACAACTTGGTATCTAGCGCCCAGAAGATCATCAGGTGTCATAGTAGTTGTGGATGTTTGCGACTGAGACAAAGAAGCGAAAAGCGTCTTTAGGTCTGCATCAAACAATCTAGCAAGCGCTCGCCCATGCTCGCCAGTAAAGCGGGCTAGTTGCGCAGATGCTCCACCAAATCGGAAAGCCTCAACAGAATGAACAGTTGAAACAACTTTCTTTTCTGCAGTACAACTAACAGATGCGTCCGTAAGCTCACTATCGCCATCAATGGTATAGTTTGCGGATTCCGCTACAGTTTGACCCGTAAGAGATCCGGACTTTCTAAACTTCAAGACGTTGGTCTTGTCTGGAAACATTTCGGTGTAAACAAGGCCAAGCCCAAGCGCTGCAGTGACAAAGGCTTCTGAAATAGCCGCTGAAATTGCGTCGGTTGGGATCTGCATGTTTGACAGTTGGTTTTCGTTTGCCATTTTCTTTAATCCCTTTGGTTATTGGCCTTTGTTACATCTACGATCCAGGTGGCTTCCAATTGCCTAAAGCCTGTGCGCGTAAATCTGGCCGTTCTCTATATATCGCTTGCCGTTTCTCGGATGATAAATTCTCTAGATCCGCAATGGACATATCTCCATGCTTCTTAGAGTCAGCCGGACTTTGTGACGGGCCAGTGCCTTTAGCTCTTTTTGAAAGTGCAGTTTCAGGCAAAGTCTCGTCAACAAAAGATGCAATGAAAGCCTCGATTCCAAGAACATCGCCCTTGACTTGCGCCTTTGGATTTCCGCTCTCGTCCTCACCTACCTCATACTCATCCGCCGTTAGCTTATAAACCGCTAAAGGGTTTGATGAATACTTGCGGGCTAGATCCATTACCTCTTGTTTGACTACAGCCGATTGAAGTTGTCCGGATAGTTTCGATTTCTCGCCGCTTTCCCGGTCCAGGCTTTTCTTTAAAAGCTCAATTTGCTTTTGCAGGTCGCCTGACTTCTCAGCTTTAGCCGCTTCTCGCTCCTCTGCCTCAGTTTCCGATTCTTTAAGCTTATGCCTAATGTCTCGAAGCTCTTTAGCTAAGCGGGCGTTGCCTTTTTTTAGAGTCTCGTACTCCTCAGTGGGTACGGATAGAGTCTCGACTTTCGTAGAATCATCTACGCCTTTGTCGGTATTGGCCTCGACGGAATCGTCGGTGGTTTTATCTGACATAATAATACGCCTCTTTTTATGTTTGTATCAAGTGGTTATTTACTTCTAATGATTTTTATGCCCTTTCCAAGCAACTTCATAGACTCATCTGCCATTTCTTCCTCAATTTTATCCATCTGCTTCTTACTAAAATAGTGCAGTCCAAACTTGTTACCCCTAAGCTGCCTAGCAACCTCAGCATTAGACACCCCGCTGCGATTCGTACCAGAAAACAATGCCCTAACGCCCTTACCAATAGCCTTAACCTTAATTGATGCCCTTAGATCCCCGGTTAATAGTAAGTTCGCCCGGCCCCCTGGTGCGCTCCCACGGAATCTACCGCTACCAACCTTAATCCCTTTGCCTGTCTTAGCCGCCTTATATCCAGCATCGTATTTCCTTTGGGCCGATCCATCCGGCTTTTTACCCTTATCGTAAAAACCCTCATGCTCATCAACAGCCTCTTTTATGAGGATCTTCAGTTTCGGCTTTAGCTTATTAAAACCAATGGTATTACTGTCAATCTCCAAACGGTCCATCTTGGCTGTCATCTTGATTGTCATTGCGGCTTTGCCCTAAACCCTCGCTCAATAGCGGTCGACTCTCTTATAAAATTCCAGTGGTGCCGACAATTAATATGCCCGCGTCCTACTAAAACATCCTGGCCGCTCAAGGCTTTCTTTACCGCCTGAGTAGCTCCGCGCACAATAAACTGGCTTGTAATCTCATTGCGATAATAATACCCGCCCAATCCGTGTGGGGCGTTTTGCAAAATATGTTCACACTGAGCACTTGTCACCTTATCAAGCGGGCCTCTATAAACCCCGACATCAAGGCCAAGCCGCTTTGACTCAGCAACCTCAACGGCCTGAGTGAACTGCCGTTGCGATTCACCAATAAAAGTTTCTATTTGAAAGTCTGTGAAATCCCCACCATCTCGCCTAAAAACACCCTCGCCCGTTTCTGGAAATAGCACGTCGAAAACTCTATCAAAAGCCTCGCCCGGCTCATCCGTAGCAAACACGCTTGAAATAACAACAGACTCTATCGGCCGCCTCAGTCGCTCATCTGTAATTAAAGTGAATTGTCGGGTAAAGTCTTGGCTTAGTAAATCAACAGTTTCGGCAGTAATGCCAGCTAGACTTGGTTGCTCACCAATGGCCCGAAAGTAATCAAGCGCCGTAGCGCCAAGCCCCGCAAACTCGGCCTCGTAAGTCGCAACTACATCGTCAAAACCCGCCGTAGTGAGAATATCCCGCAGATCATTAACCAATGCCGCCTTATTCAATACCTTAAAATCAGCATCCGTAAGCGCAGCCCGCTCAGCTACCAGCCGAGCCTTTACGTCAACAATGTAAGTCTTGAATAATCCCCGCACACTATCAATCACCTTCGCGGCGGATCGATTCTGCGCACGATTTCGAGTTTTAGAGTAATCGTTTAAGCGGCTAAGAAGCTCATCAGCCATCGGCATCTAGCTCCGGTCTTTCCGACCTTATTCGCTCGCTAACGGATAGGCTAGGGGCAACTTCTTCCGCAAGCCCGTTTAATGCTTGCTCCCGAACAAGTTTAATTAACTCAGCCTTTAGCTCGTCCCGGTCTTTTTTATTACTTGCTGGAAAGCTCATCTGGGCAATTAAGTTTGATGCAAGCTCGGCCTTTACTCTATCCCCTGCTTCTTTAAAGTCATTGACCCAAGAATATAAAATACTATTTGTTGCTAGCTCCTGCTCGTCCATTGAAACGTTAAAGTCGCGCTCGATTTGAATCTGGATTTCATCGCTATCAACGTCTTGTCCAGTTTCAAACTGATACATAAAACCCACAATCTCATTTAGCGAGTCCTCTACTAAATCAGCTAAGTAATCCAGGTAGTTTTCAAACGTTGAGTTATCCTGCCGCTTTGATGGTGCCGATTGCACCTGCTTTGTAGCAAGCTGATGAATTAACACTTGCCGCATAGTGCCCACAAGAAAAGCATCGCGCTTAATCCTGTCTAAGTCCTCGCGCAGCGCCTCTGGATTACCAGCCTCAATCTCTTGAATCCGTCCATCCGTGTTATCAATTAAGGCCATGATGTGCTCAGACCATGTTGCAATTTCCTCTGGCCTAATTCCAAAACCAGCAAGCTTTTTAAATGCCTGGCTATAGTTAATGGAATCAAAGGCAGACTTCTTGTTTACATGCTCGCAGTTCTTATCAACCACATCTTTAATGATTGCATGATCCGGCCCCTGCCCAATAATACTAAAAGGTATTCTAGGAAATGCCCCCTGCAGTAGCTCGCCATGTGGGGTAAACTCAAGCTCAGCGCTAAACGCTTTTAGGCTAGCCTCTGGTGATTGGTTCCCAGACACCTCATCGAATATGTCCTTCTCTTGCGTTGCGATATATTCCTGCGATAAGTATTGCGCCCCTTGCTCTGGAATCCAAAGATGCCTTAATCTCATTTTCTTTTTGGTAATATCTTTTGGATTTACCTCTGGATCTAAAATCAACAGGACATCATTAAGCTCACCCTTTAGCGGGCCTTGATTCTTAAACCGTCCAAGCCTTGCGATATGAGTTGCAGGAAATAGTGCAGCGTAGGACCGCTCGCCCCTAGCCCTTGCATCCTCTGCGGTCCCTGCAACCTCGGCAGGTGCCTCAACTAACGTTCCAACTCGACCCGAGCCTAGAAGCTCAAAGAATAAGCGCCTGGCGTAAATGTTAAGCGGCGTTTTCTCGCCATCAATATTCTTTAGAAGCTCATCAAACGGCGACTCCATTAAAGCATCTGACAACGTAATGTCCTGAGCTAAGAACGCAATCCAGTAACTTAGAATAGGCGAGCAAAAGTTTTCATTAGCCAGCCGCTCCATTCTAATGTCCCACATGATCTGACCAATGGCCTTTCCACTAGTCTTATCCTTTGCAGTAATTCTTTCTGATAAGTGCCGAACCAAATACTTTTTAATGGCCCTTGGCCGCCCATCAATAAAATCGGAGTACCTTAAGTAATCAGGTAAATCCAATAAGTAATCAGACGAAAAAGAAACGTGTTCCATAAGCTTATCCCCAAGCGAAATCGACCCCGCGAGGTCGCTTTTGTAATTCTCTAATCGGCCTTAACTTAACGGCCCCGTAACCACCAGCATCCCCGTAGTGAGAATGTGTTTCACCAGTGGGCTTAACGATCTTTCCTTTTGCATCAATAGTTGTCTGCATAAAACTATTTCCTAAATGCTTGCACTCAGGATTAATTAAAAACGTTGCAGGATAATCGTCGCTAAACAATCTATTCACGCAAGTTATTCTTAAAGCCTCACTAGGATTCGCCCGTGGTGCCTCAAGTCTTAAGAACGGATAAAGCGGCTTTAGCTTTTGCTCTATTATTTGATAGTCCGTTCCGTATTGCCTGGTGTCTCTTGCATGGCCGCTTGCATCTCCGGTGACAATGATTTCTGTATTTCTCCAATCCTTTGAAGAAGTGCTCGACTCTTCGCCAGGCGGGAAGGCACTAATAAACCCGTCGCACGCTTCCCATGTTGTGCGGCTTGAGCCTTTGTTTTCCTTAACGGCCCAGATGTCGCGGGCGTCCTCTTGGATGGCAACCCAGGACACCCCGCTTGACGCGACCCGGCCTTGGGTAACGTTGAAGTCCCATGTGAGATAAATAGGCCGCTCGGTTGTTGCAACCACTTCTTGGCTATAATGCTTTTTCGGATCGAAGTCATAACCAGCAAACTCATAAATGGGGACAAATTGTCCCTCGATGTACGCTAAAACTAAATTCTTATTCCAGGCAAACTCGCTGTATAAATCCTCTAAATACTCAACAGGTAATCTTGGGTTATCGTAAGTCCTACCATGTAGAACTAACTTGTTTGGACCCTCACTAAAATGCCCTTTGCGATCTAAGTTCCCAAACTTATCAGCAAACCAGTTTATTCCTTCCGGTGTGCCCGTATATAACCTTTGCCTGACGACTGCCAAAGGATCTGAAACTCTTTTGGCAACCTCAGTCGATCCCCGTTTTGGTGATAGACCTGGTTCATCGACCCAGGCATGGGAGGCTGTAAACTAACAAGCGTTTCGGATGCTTTCTTTTCAATCGATCTAAACAAGACTGTATGCCCCCACCGAAAACTAATTTGGGAGGTGCTCCAATTGATTTTGTAATCTCCAAACGCCCGCCCGCTATGAAAGCCCAAAGCTTGTAAATGCTCCTCATAGGTTGGAATGTTCGTGTCTCTAAGTAGAGATGCCTTGGGTGCCGTAACAAGGGACTGCTTGCACCCGGCCTTTGAGTTTCTAAGTACGCGGTCGAAATGCCAACGTGAGCCAAAAACGGTTTTGCCGTATCGGTTTCCGGCAACAATGGCTTGCTCGCTGGTGTGCAAGTCGCGGAGCAATCTTTTTTGCCCCGGCCAAAAATCAAGGCTATTCGTTTCAACATCCATACACCGCTAGGTAACGTTCCATCTCACGCCCTTAATTAAAAGAGTGTCGGTAAGCGCTTGCCCATCTGATAATACCGCCGTTAGTTTCAAGTAATAATCAACGCCCGCTTTTACGTTTCTAATCTCAGCTTGAAGCTTAGTGCCATTCTTTGTGGCCGTTGTCGAGGTAGCTAAAAGAGTTGCCGAAACATCCTTGCCCGTATCCACCTCGAAAGCCTCGGCTGTGTTTACCCCCGGCGTTGCCAAAGAAACACCAGTTGGAGGGACCGCGGTAAACTCCCTGGCTAATACGTGAATCTCGTCCGGTCCCATTTCGTGCGCTGACATTGCTTAATCTCCTTTACAAATCCGTCCAAGTTAGCGAAGTGTAGCGTGCCTATCGTTAGAGGCAACATCGGAATAAACCTTGCCATCCGAAAATGGATAAACCATCTCGAATCCATCTGTGCCAAAGTCGCCAAGGGTGCGCGCATTAGACATGCCACTGCGGAACCCCGCTTGTAACGGTGCCCGTAATGGCGGCGGTAAACTCCTCCATTGTTTGAGCACTTGTTCCGGTAACAACAACCTTCGCGGCAATGGATGCTGTAAATTCTTCCATCGTTTGCGCGGCGGTGCCGGTAACAATAGCCTTTGCGGCAATCGCCGCTGTAAATTGCTCCATTGTTTGGGTAATGGTTCCATCAACGTTAACAACGCCGGTGGTAATTAAGTGCGGCCTTACCTTAGCATCAAACGTGAACGTTCGAGCCTTTGCGGCGTAGGTATATATCTTAGGCTTTGAGTCCTGGCCGCCCACAAATTACCCCTCAGAAAGTGTATGGGTCCAACTTGTAATAGCAACCTCAACACCAACAGAAATAGTTGTTATATTTAAGTTCATATCAGCACCCGAAGTGCCAACGGTCCCTTGCATAACGACTAGACCATTTGAATCGAACGCTCTGTAAAACGTTGCTGTTCCCGCAGCGTTTGCGCTGGCATCGCTAGTGACCGCGTCGGCCGTTGCAACGGCGGTGCCCGTCCCGTCGGCGGCGGCACCAAATGCAGGATCGGAGCACGTTAGCTCTGCCAATTCGGTATTGCCTGAAAGGGCCGTGTCAGCGTCGGCCGGGATTGTGGAATCATAAAGAGAAACTGTGGCCGCGCCGGAACCAGCATCGAGTAGATCCACAACGGCATTAACCGCAGCAATGGCCGCAACATTAGTCAGCTTTAAATCATTAGCCATAAAACCAAACCCTTTTTAGTGATAAACTTTAAGGGCTAAATGATACGGCTTTAATAGGTATTGCGTAAAGTGGTTAATTTAATGAATGGAGTCATCGTCAACACCGTTTGCCTTAGTGCGATACGCCTCTGGTGGCTGTCCTGCAGGAACTTCTCGAAACTCTACCGGGTTTGGAACCTCCCCGCCCGCACTTGATGCCGAGGTTGCAATTAACTTTGCTCGAACCAATTCCGGATCAAAGCGCTCAGCATTTCTTGACTTTAGCCATGAGACTAATGCCGATGGTGATTCTTGAATTGCCCCGATAAGCGACTGATACGCTATGAAATCATCGTCGGCCCGCTGATATTGCATACAAGATTCAAAGTATGGACAGTTATTTGCTATCCAATCCCTGATTTCCACACGAGTTGCGTCTGTTTTCTTCGCTGCGTAGACCAGCATAGACTCGTCTATTTCCTCACCACGAATGGCGGTTAATGCGTTTAGGAACTTAGCGACCTGCTCTTTCTTTAGATTGAGCATGTCCTCATCAATATTAAATTTTGGCTTTGGCATTGGTAAAGAATACCCTATCGGTGTTGGAATGGTAAAGAGAAATGTTAGCGCTCTATGAACTCCCCGCGCTCAAGTTGCAATCCTAACCGCTCTGCTCGAGTACCAACCTGACGCCCGTATTTCGAGTTTACAAGCTCTAGCCTTGCGAGCATCCACTCGCCAGCCCTGATTGCTCTTATCATGTTCTTGAAGGTCTTAACGCCGCCGATGCCCATATTGTAGCTCATGTTGATAAGAACAGAACGCCTAGCAACGTTTAGTACCGAATAAAAATCAAAAGTGTTTGTTAGTTCCGTATCAAGTTGCTCAACATTGTGTAACAACCAAAGTTCGCCAATAACTTTCGGCAGCCCTTCTTTTAAATTAAAGCCGTAACCTAGTGTTGGAACTTTCCATCCGTGTATGGGGTCCGGATAGGCCCGTGAGCGCCAACCTTCGTCAAACTTAAGCTGACATACTGTTTTCTGTAGAAGATCGTTCATAGGGCTAATTTCAAAGCGAGAACGTGAGTATCAGAAAAGACGGAACATGAGATCCGCGTATTTTAGAAAAGAGTGTCGCAGCGGTCAACCAAACACAACCCACGTTCCCGTTTGTTAAGTCTACACAAACCACAAACACCCGTAAAGAACGCCCTTAGAAAAGGATACTACAATTAATTACTCAGTTGTGACACTTGTGACAGCACTAATTTAGTATGTGTCACCGGATTTTCTTAATAATAATATATATATATATACTCTATGACACTAGTGACACTAGTGACACTTATATTAAACATATTTATAGTGAATATATGCAAATAAATACTCTATAGAGTCGAAAATAGTGTCACAAGTGTCACGAGGCGTATTAACCCCTTGGCGGGGTTACCTTTTTCGTGTGACACTTGTTGAAAAACTAAGTGTCACAAGTGTCACAAGTGTCACGGGAACATTATTGAATAGTCAATAACTGTGGGCACTTGGTATAAACCGACTAGTTTAGCTCGGTTGTTCGAGTATTTTTCTATACTTTTAGAACGATTCCCCAATTGTTTTATCGGAAATCTCGTTTTCGCTATAATTAAAGGTATATCCGCGCCCTTCGGGGTTCCTTCGGTAGTGTCTACCGAGCGCGTTGAGCTTTTGTCGAAAGAGAGTGAGTGAGATTCTAAAAATTTCGTAGATTTCTTTTGAGTGTTTTTCAAGAACGGAATTTGGAACCCAGGCAGTGCCGATGGATGCGATTGAGTCCGTTGTGTATGCCTGGCGTTTATCATCAAATACCTGAGAGTTTACATGCTCTGACATTCTACGATCGAACCACTCAAGAATATCTTCTTGTTCCCTAGTCGGGGCGATTCTCTCATACATTTCGCTAAGGGCTGTTTCAGCCTCCTTTGTTGCGCGATAGTTATTATCGGCTAAATGCTTAGCTTGCGCAATGATTTGTTTTCTATGAGCGGCTTTATCTGGGTCCATATCGTGTCCTAAGTATCCGTAGTCAATTGATTGAAGGTCTAGGATGATTATTCTTGTGTTTTGTCCTTC